GGCCTGTCGGCCTGGCCTCTACGTCCCTATACTCCTTCGAGACCATCCTTATGTCTAAAAAGAAACCGTTGCGGCGGCGGAAACCCCGCCCCAAAATGGTAACTTATGTCTCTATCTCCCAGTACACCAACGAGGTTGGCTTCTCTGTAACCCACGCAAAAACGTGGTTAAAACAGGATGTCATCGTCGGCCAGGATAACCCTGGTTGGGAGGAGAGGATTAGACAAGGTCTAGAAGCTGGTTCACCATACTTCAGAAGTCTGCGCTACAAAATCGTGCAGTCACCTCGTGTTATGTGGAAGTGGACTAGGCAAAAGAACGCCAATCCGGCCAATGGTACTCAAACGTACCAGAAGTCCGGTGAGGTCGCTCTGCGAGGGGCCCGGGGGGATTTCGATTTCTCCGTGCCAGACGTCTCAAGACTCAAGAGGCTGGCAACTCTAGCCTTCCTTGGGAAAGTGAGGGAAGTGAATTCTCCCTTTCAAGCTTTGCCGTTCTTAGGCGAGCTCAGAGAGACTATAGAGATGTTGCGTAACCCGTTAAGGGGAGTCACCCGACACACTGATGCGTATCGTCGTATACTGCGGCGTAATTCATCTCAAGTTATTGAAAGGCTTGAGAATCGTCAGCACATGCTCAACGATATGTACTTACAGTGGACTTACGGCGTCGTGCCCCTCATGAATGATATCGAGGGTATACTCGAAGCCGCTAGGGCTTTGGTGATTCAAGAACCAGAGCTCATCCCCTTGTCGGTGACACTCAAAGATAGGTGCTTCGGCACCGACCCTGCGACTGTCGATACTCCGATCTACCCGCACGTTATCCATCACATGTGGGAAAGTCGGTTAAAGGTACAACTAAAAGGGGCTGTTAAATCACTGGCAGACCACCCACTCCGCGACCGGGCTAGAGTTGTTGCAAGTCTTCGACTGCAAGACTTTGTCCCAAGCATGTGGGAGTTGTTACCCTACTCCTTTCTTGTCGACTACTTCACTAACGTAGGCGATGTGATTGGGGCTGCTTGCACTGGCACGCAGAGTCTTGTTTGGTACTGGGAATCAGTGGCTATGGCGAAGCGTCGTCAAACGACGTGTATACCGATGCCCTGCTCTTCGTATCACATTCGAGGCCCTCGCGTACCATCCATTGGGATCGTGGAAACCCGCGAATTCCAACGTGACAAGCCTTCGCTTAACGTCTCCTTAAGAGCGTTTGAGTTCAATCTGCCCAACCTAGGGCAGACCATAAACACCCTGTCGCTGGTACTCGCCCGCGCAACTCGAGAGTATAGGGGTCCTCGGACCTCCGTTGCTTAAGATTGCGTGGG